GTATTTAATTATGATAGTAAAGTTAAGAACGACCACCCGTCTATTAATCTTATGAGTAATAATAATCGATTAAGAGATTATAGTTTTAAGATTGCGAGTGAATTACCTTATGCGTTTATGCCTTATGAAAAAAAGAACGAGGATAATTTATTATACTTAGGTTTAGAAATTGAGTGCAATAAGTCGTCAAGGTGTCCGACTAATATTATTAAAATGTTAGAAGAAAAGATATTGTCAGGCACAGCCGTTGCTAAACATGACGGTTCGTTAGGTCATAGAGGTTTAGAGTTAAACATAGTTCCAATGACTTTAGACTATGCTAAACAAACCGACTATTATTTTAAATTCGAAAAGCAAGTTAAGGATTATTTAAACTCTTATCGAGATATTAAAACGGGTATTCATATACACGTGCCACGTAAACTATTCACTAATTATCAAATTGGTCAGTTAGTACAGTTTATGAATATGTCAGCTAACTACGATTATATTTGTTCAGTTGGTGGTCGATTACTTAACAATCAAGATAATAGCTATGCGACGACCGATAGTCGTTTCAATATAACTTACTACAATAAACACCGTTATAGTTTAGATCGAGCAAGTGCGATTAATGTCACTTTAGAAAAAACCCTCGAGTTTAGAATATTCAAGGGCAATCTATCCGCTAAAACTATATATAGATACTTAGAGTTTATTCATAGTCTATGTACTTACGTTAAATCGAATAGTTGTAATTCTAAGACAGAGTTTAACGACTTTATTAAGTGGGTATCGGTTAATAGTTCCGATTATACTATTCTCAATCAGTTTAATAATAGATTTACAAAACAAAAAACTGAAAAAGAATATTTAAGTATAATCAAGCCCGTTAATAGTTTTGAGTTAAGGTATAAGAAAAGATATAATAATATTTCTTATAATATACCTACTTTAAAACTCGCAACACCATTGCGATTAAAATCAGTTCGAGCGGTAAACATTAGAGAATACACACCTCAAACTAGCTTTAATTTTGAAAGTCAACCAACCAACAACTTAGAAAGCGAGTAATTCTATGAGTGATATTAATTACTATTGTTCAGTATTATTTGTATTCATTTTGATTGTATTAATCTTAACGATATAAAAAATTGCAGGTAGCTATTTTCAATAAGCGGTTTTATTTGTCCAAACCATAAGACCGCTTAACGACTTAAACTCTTTTTCATCTCACTTTGGAAACTATACTGATTTACCATTAAAGAAAAAAAACAGATACGCCTTGTCACTTAAACAACCCACCACCAATAAAAACAACCAATACCAATAATAAACGCTAAAGATGTTATATCCTTTGTGTGACTTGTTGCTAATTGTCACTTTTTAACGGTTTTTCTTAGAGTACAACCTTTGGTTGTACGGGGGTTTTTTGATAGTTAATGTAATCAAGATACCCATTCAAATTTTTGCAACAAAAGTATTGACATCAAGACTATCTAGAAGCTGACGACCAAATCCTGTCGCTAAGACCTTACGTCAAATATAGCTTATTTAAGGTTTCTTGTAAAAACTAGGA